GCCGCCGCGGCTGGAAAGGTCGGTCCTGTCGGCGCAGTGCGACTGGGGACGGCACGAGAGGCATCGACTGCAGACGGTGACGTTATTGAGGTGCTTCGGTTCGGTGGAATTGGAATCGCAAGCCCAGTGGTTGCGACCCCGTTGAACGGAGCCATCGCAGTTGCGCAAAGCACGATCATGCTGACAAAGGCAGGCGTTAACGCAATGACCCTTGCTGCGCCGACGGCAGCTCAGGAAGGTCTCGTCATAACGATCGTTTCGCAAACCGCAAACGCTCACACGGTGACGGCAACCGGACTGATCGACAATGGTGTCACGGGTGGCAGCAAAAACCTGGCGACATTTGCCGCGTTCCCTGGTGCGTCAATCACCTTGATGGCCAGCAATCTGAAATGGGCGGTCATCGCCAGCGTAGTCGTGACGGTCTCATAACGAAGCCCGATGCGTTCCCCGGTGGAGGTGGCCACCAAAGCCGGGGGACTTTTCTATCTGTTTCATAAATCGCGTTGCATCGGGAAGAAAGAAATGCAATGCCCAGCCCAACAACCAGCCTGGCCAATCAGCGTCCAGACTTGGCAACGTTTTTAGAATTTGATCTTGAGTCCGAAAAAGCTGGCTACGTCGCGACGCAGGTTTTTCCTGTGATCGACGTTCAGAGCCAGGCCGGATCATTTGGTAAAATTCCGCTCGAACAACTATTGCAGCAGCGCGAAACCAAGCGCGCCCCAGGCAGCGGATACGCTCGTGGAAACTGGACGTTTACCACGGCCACCTATGCGACGGAAGAGCACGGTGCTGAAGAGCCTGTTGACGACCGTGAAGCGAAGATGTTTGCCGAATATTTTCAAGCAGAACAGGTAAGCACCATGCGTGCGTTCTCGTCCGTTCTGCGGAATGCAGAGCAGCGAGTTGCCGACGCAGTGTTTAACATCTCAACCTGGACAGGTGCCGCATTGCAGACGACACCAGCGATTGCGTGGGGAACGATTGCAACAGCCGTCCCGCTGACAAACGTCGAAGCGGCAGTGCAGCGAATCTATGACAACTCTGGTTTGTGGGCAAACGCGCTGGTTATCAACAAGAAGACGTTCCGTAATCTGCGGAACACACTTCAGGTGATCGATCGAATCGAGGCAAATGGCTCCGGTTCAGCAGCCAAGGCCAGCGACGTCACGATTGAGATGCTGAAGGCCGCATTCGACCTTGAGCATGTGATTGTGGCGGGCACGAGCCGCAACAGCGCTCGCGAAGGCCAGAATGCAACGCCAGTTCAAATCTGGGGCAGCCAGTACGCAATGGTTTGCCGAATCTCAACCAGCGCAGACATGCGAGATGCTTGCATCGGCCGAACGTTTCACTGGGCCGACGATGGATCGTCAATCGGTGGCACGGTCGAAAGTTATCGAGATGAGCGAGTGCGTGGTGATGTGATTCGAGTTCGTCATGACGTTGACGAACTTGTTCTGTACCCAGAAGCAGGCCACTTGCTGGTTATTGGTTGAGGATTCGATGGCAACCACGTTCGATTCATACTTTGCGTCCGCAGGGTTCCCAATGCTGCTAGAACAGTTTGGGGAGTCGATCGTGTATTTGCCACGAGCTGGAGGGCGGCGAACGATTACCGCCATTGTCGAACGCAGTCCTCCGGCTATTTTCGATGCTTCCGGAAACGCGGTTTTGCCAACGGCGACGATCCGTATGCACAATTCGTGTCGGTCCGGTATCGCTTCGCGAGAAGTCGATATCGGGTCGGACCAAATTGAGATGGTGCTGAAGAACGGTGAAACAATTCCAAGAACCTTTTCGCTGATGACTCTGGTCTCTCAGGATTCCGGCGTCACTCAGTTGGCCTTGATCTAATGACCGAACCAGTTGTTGAGCGAATCATGGCGACCGTGCGCAGCCGAATGGCTGTCGCATTCACGGCCGTGTACCGCTCGACACGGATCGGAACGTGGCAGCCAAAAGACCTCGTCATTCATGTTCATCAAGGAACACTGACGCCAAATTCGGAGCTGTCATGCCCGGGAAATCCACCGGCGCAGGCGTGGGATCTGGAAGCTATTGTGGCGGGACTCGTGAAGCCATCTGACACCGAAACAATCGCGGTCGACACGTTCAAAAATCGGCTCGGGTCTGACATTATCGTTGCGGCCACGGATGCAGTTTTATGGCATCAATGGGGCGGGCTGGCGATCAATACAACCATCGGAACAGTTGAAGAATACGCAGAGGAAACAGGCGGGCTTGCGGGCGTCATGGTTCGGTTTCTAATCACGTTTCGCGTAGATGAAAACGATCCTTACACCGTGAGGGCGTGATGATCGCAATTGAAATCGACGCGAAACAATTGACAGCCCTTCGAGTGTCGGTCGGAAAAGCAAAAAGCAAGTTCGGCAGGGAGTTGGCAGCAACGATAAACGCAGTCGCCAAGAAGACAAAATTGGACATCGGTCGAGACGTTCGGAAGACGATTGCAATTAAGAAAGCCGAATCAGAAAAGCCGCTGAAGATCAGCACAAAGGCGACTGCTGAAAGCCCCCGAACAACCGTGAGCATTGCGAAAACTCCACGACTGGGATTGAGACATTTCGGGGCACGACAGGACAAACGTGGAGTGTCCTACAAAATCTCGAAAGAAGGCGGCCGGCAGCGGATCGAAGGAGCGTTTCAAGGCCCAAAACCCGGTGTGATGAAGGTCAGTTGGAAGGGCAATGTGTTCAAGCGATTGGGAAAAGAGCGGCTTCCGATCGTTCATCTGAGAGGCGTTTCAGCGTTTGGTGCCTACGCTAAAAACGACTTTGAAAAACTTCAGATCAAAGACATTAGAACGCAGCTCGCGAAGCAAATGGATCGTCGAATCAAACTGAATGTTCTGCGAGCTTCCGGGCTCGTGCCGAAATCCAAATAGGAAAGCAAAATGACAGTTCCCTTACTCCGCAGAAAATCAGTCTTCGCCGCCAAAATCGAAACGACCGTTGGCACCGCGATTTCACTGGCAGGCGCAGACGGCGCTTTCAACGCCCGCGATTTCTCTATTCAGCCAAACGTGGCAATGACTCGTCGTGAAGGGCAAGGCGGATTTAATTATCTGCTGTCCGTTCCGGAGGGCATGACTGGCACCTGCACAGTCGTGATGGATCTGGCCTATGACGGGTCAGCCGTGCCGAGCTGGGCAAGCGTTTTATTGCCTGCCTGCGGAATGGTTAACACCGCGGGCGTGTTTTCGCCGGTCACGCAAGGCCCTGGCGGTGCAGGCGGCGTAAAGACACTCACAATCGGTAGTTACGTCGACGGAAAGTTGAAGTTGCTGTCGGGCGCGATGGGCACGTTTACGATGACGTTTCCAACTGGGAAAACGGCATTCATCACATTCACGTTCACCGGCCTGTATGCGACGAACGAAACCGACACGGCAATCATCGCTCCGACATATCCGACAGCTCTTCCGTTGCGTTTCGCAAGCGGTTCAGTGCTTTTCGATTCCGTGGCGATGTGCGTGGCAAACATGACTCTCGACGTTGGCAACACAGTCATCATGCGGGAGTGCGTGGAGGCTGCAAATCGTACTGGCTTTGAGTCAGCAATCGTCACGGATCGGGCTCCGATCTTCACGGCTGATCCAGAGTCTGTTTTGGTCGCGACACAGAACCGTGATTCGCTCTGGCTCACGAGTGACGCGGGCGTGCTTGCAATCACAATTGCTGGCCCGACAACGTCGACCGTCGTCATCAATGCACCTGCTGCGCAATTGGAAAACAAGCAGCAGGCCGAGCGGTCTGGCTTGGCTACTGACGATCTGACTTGGCTTGCCACGGCAGGCAGTACGCCGGATTCTGAACTTACAATCACATTCAACGCAGCGGTCTAAAATGCCCCGAAGTCTCGATCCAAATTCACGTCTGACGATGGTCCTGGCGTGCGATGCCGACAAGCCAAAAGAAACGCAACCGCGGATCTTTGCACGGCAGCCGACAATGATTCACCAGCGCAAGCTCGTGGAATTGCTGGAGTCATTGCGACGTGGCGCAGTCGTGGAGCAAATGGACGGCATCACGGATGCCGTGATGCTCATGGTCACCGGCTGGGAAAACATCCCGGTTGTGCTCAGTCGAGAATCGATCGAAGAAGTTTTGAGCATGGAAGAGATGATCGAAATCATTTCGTTTCTTGCCCTGAATTCTACAGCATCGGCAGACGATAAAAAAAAATCAGGCTCGCCGCCCTCGTGAGGTGTGGCGAGCTGTGCAAATCGTGCGTGACCAAATGTCAAAACCTTGTGAATGAAAAACAGACCGCTGAAATTGAATGCCCGATGTGCGGCGGGGAATCGTGCGAACATTGCACGAGCGGTTACTATACAGTCAGCGAATGCCCAAGGACATACATTGGGCAGGAGCTGATTGCAGACATCAGGATCATCAGCGCAACTGAGCAGCATCTGCCGGTGGCCGGTGGACTGCTGGATCAGTCAGCGTGGTGGTTCGAGCTTCGACAGACTCTGCGAAGCGAAGAAGCAAACATTCAGGACGAACAGAATAAACGGCGGCGCCCATGAGCAACGGAATTGATTTTGTGATCGGCGGAAAAGACGAGGCTAAGCCTGCAATGTCTTCCGTTGAAAAATCTCTTTCGCGGCTGGAAGGTAAAATCGGTTCCGTCGCGAAATCGACGAAGGGTTTGGCAGTCGCGAACTCAGCATCTGCCGGAGCAATGCGAGCAGCATCCGTCGGTCTCGCTGGCATATCGTCCGCCGCGCTGATGGCAGGAGCCGCGATCGGTGCGGTTGCAGTAGGTGCTGGCGTCGCCTTGTTCGCGCTGGTAAAATTGCATCAGAAATCGGCTCCGATGTTCGACGCACAAACAGAAGCCGTGCGGCGACTGGACAGCGCTCTTCGAATTCGCGGCGCAGCGGGAGCGTCCGCTGACATGCAATCGCTGGCAAAGAATCTGGAAAAGCTCACCGGCGTCAGTGACAATGTCACGATGGGATTGATGCAGCAGGCATCCGGGATGGGCTTCGCCGCGGGCAAAATGGATGACGCAGCAAAGGCCGCAATCGGTCTGTCACACGCGACCGGCAAAGACGCGGCCGCTTCGATGGGTGATCTAAAAGATGCCCTTGAAGGAAACTTCGACGCCTTCACTCAGATCAATCCACAAATCCTGTACATGCGGACGAATCAACAAAAGCTCGCTGCCGTTATGGCGATCGCGAATCAGGGATTGAGCGACCAGGCAAAGGACATGACGACCGTCGCAGGATCTGGCCGGCGAGCCGATTCCGCTATGTCGTCTCTCATGGAATCGATCGGGGCGATCATGGCCCCGATCCGCGTGCTGATTTCTGCCGGGCTGCAACAGTTGGCAACGTCTCTCGATTCACTCCTTGTGCCTGCTGTGGCCTACGCGACGTCGATCCTAGCCAACATCGGCCCGATCATGGACTACGTCCGCCAGAAGGTTGTCGACGGTATCAACATCATCATCGGCGCGTTCACGTTTTTTGAAGTGATCGTGCAAAATCTCGGCAGCGTTTGGGAAATGGTTTCGGCGACGGTCGAGCTGTTTTTGGTTCAGATCGCCGAATCGGTAATGCACACGCTAACGGTGGAAATCCCTGCTTACGCGGCATGGTTCGGCGAGAACTTCGTCAATCTCATGCGAGACGCTCTTTCTGCCGCATTGATAGCGGTTTCGAACGGCGTCGAAAATATCGTCGATGCGTTCTCGGCCCTATGGGATTTTATTGCGTCCGGCGGCCAAACAGACGTGCTCGGCCAGCTCGGTGAAATCGCAGGGCGTGGGTATCTTGATGGATTTAAGTCGTCTTTGACATCCCTGCCAGACATTGCCGGGCGGCAACTGACGGAGCGCGAAAAAGACCTCGCCGACAAAATCGGAGCGATCGGTGGCCGGCTTGGCGCGACGTTCGCGGACAAAATGAAGGA